TCGAGAAAGCCAAGACCGCCAAGATTCCGATTTGGATGCTCTACAAGCCCGACTTCAACTGGCTCCAGCAGGGACAAGCCAACAGCCAGATTTCAGAAGTCACGGCTGACAACCTCGACCTCCCTCCTCCCCCGGAGCCCGACCAACCCGCTTCCTAATTTCATTATGCGTTTCCTCACCAACGGACTGTCGGGCCGCGAGCCCCTCCTTATCGACCCGACCAAGGCTAAAGACCACGCGGTCTTGGCCGAGAAGTTCGGCTTCACGGATATGCTTGCGCAGCTCTTCGGCGTGGCTCCCAAGCCCTACGTCGTGGACGGCATCGGCATCATCCCGGTCGTCGGCGTGATCGGCAAGGGCCTGTCCCCGCTCGAGAAGATGATGGGCGCCGTGGACGTGAACGAAATCTCCGAGGCGCTGGACGCTTTCGCCGCCAGCCCCGAGGTCGAGAAGGTCGCCCTGCAAATCTCCTCCCCTGGTGGCACGGTCACCGGCGTCGAGGAACTGGCCAACAAGGTCCGCAACTACGGCAAGCCTACCCTCGCTTACACGGACTCCGAGATGGCGTCCGCCGCCTATTGGATTGGCTCCGCTGCCGACCGCGTCGTCGCCAGCCCCTCCAGCACCGTCGGCTCCATCGGAGTCTACATGGCCATCCCTGACTACTCCGAAGCCGCCAAGATGGCAGGCATCAAGATGGTCGTCATCAAGTCCGGCAAGTTCAAGGGCGCTGGCATCGAAGGCACGTCCCTCGACGAAGGCCAACTGGGCAACCTTCAAGCTGGCGTCGACACGATCCACGCCGAGTTCAAGGAAGCCGTGAACATGAAGCGCAAGATGGTGAAGGCCGAGGCCATGGAAGGTCAGGTCTTCTCCGGCAAGCAGGCCGCCGCCCAGGGCTTAGTGACTGGCTTGGCCGACTCTTTCAACGACGCCCTGCGTTCGTTCTAATTCCATTAACCGCAAATCTAAGATGACCATCGAAGAGCAACTCCTCGCCGCCACCGCCGCTGTCTCTGGCCTTACCGCCGAGCGCGACGACCTCCGCACCACTGTCGAGAAGATGACGGTCGGCGTCTCTGCCGAACTCGAAAGCCTCAAGGTCGAAGCCGCGTCCAAGGACGCCAAGCTCGCCGAACTGACCGCCGCCCTCGAAGTGGCCGTCAAGGAGTCCGAGTCCTTCAAGGCCCTCGTCGCCGAGCACGAAGCCAGCAAGGTCAGCGCCTCCAAGGAAGCCGCCAAGATCGTGGCCTCCGTCGGCGTTTCCCCGGTCGAACTCAGCCCCGCGGATGGCAAACCCACCGCCGAGGCCGTCGACCACCTCGCCACCTTCATGTCCCTGGCGGTCGGCTCCAAAGAGCGCAACGAATACTTCGCCGCTCATAAGCACGCCATCATCAAGGCCTGCATCTAATTTCCCTCAACCCTCACCCTATCCTAACACATCATGGCTAACTCCATCGCAGTCGCTCCCAGCATCCTCGCTGAAAGCGTCATCGCTTCCCTCAAGGGCAAGCTCCCGGCCCTCCGCGCCTTCTCGTCCGTCTTCACCGCTGCCGAATCCGGCGCCGGCAAGACGGTCCAGGTTCCGCTGATCGGCACCTCCACCGCCACCGAGTTCTCGACCGGCGGCTACCTCACCCAGGACGACGCGACGATCACCGCCGCCAACGTCACCCTCAAGCACTTCAAGGTGTCGAGCCGCTTCTCGCCCCTCGACGTCAAGATGTATGGCGCTCAGTTCCTCTCGAACGCCTTCGTCCCGACCGCCGCCAACGCCCTCGCTGAAAAGTGCCTCGCCGAAATCGGCGCGCTCATCACCGTCGCGAACTTCGCTTCTGGCACGAACACCGGCGCCGCGCTGACCTACGCTGAAGTCGTCGCCTCCAAGGGCGTGCTCGACGCCGCCAAGGCCGCTGAACCCCGCGCGTTCATCCTGAACCCGACCTACGCCAACGGCCTCCTCGGCGACGCTACCATCATCGGCAACTCCGTCCTCGGTGCTGGCATCCTGACCTCCGGCCAGATCGGCACCCTCGCTGGCGCCTCGGTCTACCAGTGGAACAGCCTCCCTGCCAACGCGGAAAGCCTCGCTGGCTTCTCGTGCGGCGCTGACGCCATCGCTGTCGCCTCGGCCCTCCCGATGTCCGAAATCCCGGGCTTCGAAGTCGCCAACGCTGTCGACGCCGACACCGGCCTCGGCGTCCAGGTCCTCATGGGCCAGGAGCAGAGCGGTTACTACAACGTCACCGCCACGCTGCTCTTCGGTGCCGCTGTCGGTCGCGCGACCTCGCTCAACCGCCTCACCACGGCCTAATCAGCCGCCGCAAGGCAAACAAACGAGGCTCCCAGCAATGGGGGCCTTTTTTGTGCCCCCTACCAATCCGGGCAAGTATAGGATGAGCCTCTACGGAACCGAGTTTCTCAACGACGCCAAAGAGATGGTGGCGGACTTCGGCGTGGCCGGGTCGGCCAACTCTGGCGCCATCACCTTCTCGTGCCTCATCTCCGACCCCGCCGTCTCGACCGTGCTCGAAGCAGGGGGGTATATGGAGCGGACCCAGTATACGGTCAGGCTCCCCGCTGTAACGGCCTCCTGGAGCCAGCCAGACGGGTCTATGGGGGCATCGGCGGCCCTACTGTCCTCGGGTGCCCCCATCGCCAGCCTTGCCCAGGGGAAGAAGATCGTGGCCGGCGGGAAGACCGTCCGCATCACGACCCAGACCTACAAGCCCGGGTCGGCATGGATCACGCTGTTGGTTATCGACGACAACCAGTAAGGCCATGGTCACGGTATCCGTTGACCCGAAGTCTATGGCCTCATTTATGGCCATGCTTCAGCGCCTCTCAGCTGAGACCGGCATGGCCGAGAAGGATACCGCCAAGAAGCAGGCCGCTCTTATCTGCGAAGACTTGGCCCGCTTCACTCCGCCCCTGGTCAAGGGTGGCGGCGGGGGCCTAACCAAGAAAGCCGAGACGGCTGGCAATGAAGCCATTGCCGGGGACACGCGCAAGATGTTCATCGCTATCGGCGACCGCAATCCGAACAGCCAGAAGGCCGCGGTCTTCCGCAGCTTGTCCCACGCGGCCAAGACAAACAACCGGGCGACCTTCGACAAGATTGTCCGCAAGTCCAGCATCCAGTCCCTGAGCATCTCGCCGATCATGACGAAGATACTCAATGACCCCGACCACACCCGGGCTTTCCTCAAGGCTAAGAACTACCTCAACCGCGTGCCCACGAAGTCCAACACCTACGGCTTCGACACCGTGACAGACCTCAAGGCCGAGCATAACGCCATCAAGGGCAAGTTCGGCGGACGCATCAAAAGGAATCAACGCATCGGCCAACCGCGTCAGCTCGTCGAAAGCAAGAAGGCATTGGATGATTACGTGGCTACCCGCCAGGTCGAGGTAGGTCGCGTAAAGGCTGGCTGGCTGCGAGCTCTGCTTACCCTGCCTATGCCATCGGGCAAGAACGGCCCTAGGAACTTCGGCGCCGACCTTCGTAAGGCGACCTACATCGCCCGGCACGCAGGGGCTGGCGGCTACTCCCGCGTCGTCGAGACGGGCAAGGAATACATGATTACCATCGGCAACCTTATGGGCAATGTGAACTCCATTGCCAGCGAGGCCAACGCCCTGAACCTTGCCCTGGCTAACCGCGAGACGCAGATGGCCAGCGACCTCAAAGGCTACATCGAGCGCATGAAGCGTCGGAATAAGGTCTAACCTCCCAAAGCGGGCAAAGGTACAATGGGTACGAAGAGCATTAGGCATATCGTGGAGGCCACCTTGGCCACCTACCTGTCCACCCAGACCGGGCTGACCACCGTGTCCTTCCTGACTGGCGACAGCGCCGCGACCCAGACCCTGCCTAAGGCCGTGGTCCTCTGCGAGTCCGCCCGCAGCCCTGCCGACCTACCAGAGGGCGAAGGCAACTTCAGCTGCTCGGTCCGCATCACCCTCTTTTCGAACGCCGACGATACGACCCTCGCCGATCACCGCGCCCGCTGCGCCGCCCTGTCCGGCAATATGCGCGACCTGACCAGCATCAAGGCGGCCTTCGTCGCCTCGACCGACGCGGCCTGTTACGACGTCACGATGCAGTCCGAAGACGAAGGCATCGACGAGCGCTCCTGGGCGACTTCCTTCTCGTTTGACGTGCTGGTCGTCCTGCCCGCCTGACCTAATTCCAAAGCCCGCAATTACAAATGGCCGCCATCTCAAACGGAACCACCTGCGTCTACGGTATCGCGGGTACTGTCACGAACCTCTTCGTCCAGAGCTACAGCCTCTCGTCCTCGTTTAATAACGAGGCCACGGTCATCAGCGAAGCCGGTCTGACGGTCACGCACCGCCTCGACGACCGCAAGTCCGAGATCACCGTCGACGGCATCGCCAAGACCTCGTCTATCCCTACCCTCGGGTCCACGCTCACATTTACGGTCAACACTCAGTCCGCATATCCTGCTGGCTCGGCTTCGGCTAGCTTCACTGGTGTGATCACGAAGGTAGACGATAAAGGCTCTAGCCAAGGTTTCACCAGCGTCTCAGTGACTGCTGTCGATTTCGAAGGCATCTCCTACGCGTAATTGACACCCCCGAAAAGGGGGCAGTCTAAAGGATAGTGGACCGCCGCTTCCTCAACGCTCACGTCGACCCGGCTCCTTTCAGGATTCTGGGTCGAACTCTTTACCCCTGGTGCCTCAAGTACCGGGTGCGCCTGATGGCCTTCGACTCCCCGCTGGTCACCGGGTCGCGAGGGGTCACGCCTGCCGACCTTATCTTTGCCTGCCAAGTGTGCGCCGAAGAGCCCTTGGGCGACATCGGCTGGCGGGACCGAATCCGCATCCTTGTCCTTAACCGCAATTCGATACGCTTTGAGCGCCTGCTTAAAGCCTTTGCGGAATACATCTTGGTACAGGACTGGCCGAAGTTCTGGGAGCAGACCAAGACCAAGTCAGGGGGCGGCGACAAGGGGGTGCCTTGGCCGCTGTCCATCGTGGCCAACCTGATTGCCAATGGCATCACCGAGCAGCGGGCTTGGGAAATGCCAGAGTGCCAAGCCATCTGGCTGAACTCCGCCCTGGCCATCCGTAAGGGGGCCGACGTGGCGATCATGTCGCCCGAGGAAGAAGCCTTCATGGCCGAGGAGGAAGCCAAAGACAAAGAGGCAGCCGCCGCGGCTGCTTCCAATCCGGCAAAGGAAAGCACCCCCTGACATGGCCCAAGACCTGACAGTCAACATCAAGACCACGTCCGACGTCCCCAAGGCGATGGACAAGGCCAAGTCCGCCACCGTCTCTTTCTCCAAGCAAGTCGAGGACATCCAGAAGAAGTTTTCGACTAGCTTCAAAGACATCTTCCTAGGCTTCGCGGCCCCGATGGTCCTCATTCAGGGCACGATCAGTGCCATCAGCGGAGCCATCGAAGATGCTAGACGCAAGGCTCAGGAAGGCTTGGACCTGATGGCTAAGGGCGACAGTATGTTCGTGTCTTCTCACGAAAAGCGGATGGCCGCATTCTTTAAGGAACGCCAGGAGCGGGAAAAGGAAAGTGAATCCGCGAAGGCCGGACGAGCTGAAGTCACTCGGCAATTTCTCCTTCAAACAGAGGAAGGCAGGAAACTACGCAGGGAACTGATCAGCGAAAACCTCGGCAACTATCTTATCAACCCCCTCTTCACGACCAATATGTCGAAGCAGGAAGACGTGCAGAAACGTGCCTTCGACATCTGGTCCCAGTCGCCAGAAGGCAAGGCCGCGGCGCAATGGGAAGACACCCAGCGCAAGCAGAAGGAGGCCGCCGACCGCACTAAGAAAGAGGAAGAGGCCGCAAAGATTAAGACCCCGACGACCGTTCCAAAGGACAGCCCGACCATTTCTGGCTCAGTCTCCGGCAACGTGATCGGCGTCGGCGCCAACCCGGTCGTGACTGCTCTTCAGGAACAGCAAGCCATCGCCAAGGCATCCCTGACTCAGCTTGAAATCATCGCCGCACAGTTTGGCTATGCCGCCACCTACAAGGACGTCACCGCGTCAGGCGCCACGCCTCAGACCCCTGCCAATGCTTCCCCTTCTAGGGCAGCCCTTCTAACCAAAAACAAATAACCATGGCTCTCTTCAAAGCAGGCAACGCCCTCACCTCTAAGTTTGTTCAGCCAGGCTCAACCTTTGATACCGACGGCTACGGACTCCTGACCGCAAAGGCCACCTATCTGCTCGACCAGTCGGTAGGGGGAACAGCCATCATCGGCGGTCAAGTTCATCCGCAATACTCCGACCTGTTCGTGCATAAGTTCACGCTTACGCGAAACAGTCTCGAGGTAGACCGAGTGACGGCTGATTATGTCGGCATCGCCACCGCCGTCGGCAACACCACGCGTCCCAACGTGACGGCCTCGCACGGCCTGACGTCAGATCACATCACGACGCACCCTAACTTCTTCGGACCTGCCACCGGCTTCGCGACAGCCATCGCCGGCAATGGGACGACCTTTACTACGTCCACCATCGACCCTCAGTATAAGGTCGGCGGCGTGTTCGGAGCTCACTTCAAAGGCACGACCACTAATGCGGGCGGGTTCGTTGGGTTCCTTGATTCTGGGACGGCAGACAAGCAGTACTACTACGGAAAGAATCAGTATCTCGCCCCGACCACCTCATTCTCTGGTTGCATCTATACGAAAGACACCGCCGTAGTGACGGCCATGCGTAACGCTGTCGGCAAGACCAGCGTGACGAACGCCTTCTCCGGGACAAAGCTGCTGCCCGACCATCTTGGCACGACTTGGAACGCGACCGTCAAGGGGGCGGTGCGTCCTACTTTGATGCTGTCCCAAGTGTCCTTTGAGGACTACTGCATCCAAGCATCAGGCACGCCTCTCATTTTCAAGATTAACTACGAGCTGCGCTTCAACCGCGAAGGCTACCCGGGCGAAGTCTATCAGGCCGTATGAGCAAGATTCAACCAGGAGGCGGGTATGGCTTCACTTCTGGGGGCTATGGTTTCAGCATGAACATGAACCAGCCCTTCGATCTTACTCCTTCATCTGACGGCCCGCTGGTCCCGCATCTTAACGACAACAAGGTAACCATCACCCCTGGCACAGTTAATCGTTACATCCCACAGATTTCCTCGGTATACATCGACGCGACAACCCCTCCACAGATCACGGTCACAGGGGAAGGCTACATCTTGGTCGGCGTGACTTACGAGGTGAACAAGTTCTTCCCGCGGACCGCAGAGATTGCTTTCGTATCCGGGGCGACCGTGCCCGCCGATACCAACACGACCGGCTACTATCCCCTAGCCAAGATTAACTCACCGGGCGGCGGTGTTTTCAGCATGGTGCGTCTTAGCTCGATGGGCAACCTGATCGTCAACAGGCTGAAGGCCGGAGCCAGCACCGCGACTTGGTACTGGGATATTATCAATTAAATGGCAGACCCTTGGAACTCTGGAGTGTCCTACTCGCCAGGAGCATTGGTCTCCTATAATGGGTATGTTTACATCAGGAGCAGTTTCCCGCCCAGCGCCACATCAGGCACCCCTCCGAATGAGGAAATGAGCACCGATGGAAGGAGCGTAGCCATCAGGACTTGGACGCTTTGGTCTGAAGTCCCATCGAGCGGTTCTGCCAGTTATCTGACTTCGTATTTCAGGCTTATCGGACCCCCTTACAATTCGACCGACCCGACGCCTGAATATAATTTCTCTGGCGCGCAATTCGAAGAGTCAACGGCTTACGGCACATCAGAAGGAGGTACGGTCGAATACGATCAGTTTAAGTCTAACCCTTCTCCGACTCCGGATTCTCCGGTATGTCCTGCGGAACTTTGTGGCGTGGCTTTGCAACAGACTGGAGTCGGTAGCGTTATTTGTGAGGCTAATGCTTTTGGTGATTCTGTTAATCCCAAGAAGTATAACATTTTCATCACGTTCAATCACCCGCTTTATTTCAGACGAACCATTACGGTGCTCACGCGCATCGTGGTAACCGTAACAGTAGACAGCCCTCCTTCCGTGACCGTGACTTACGATAACACGTATACGGCCATAGTTCCTACTGATACGAATTTCTGTACGGTTCCGATTGTTAGCTCTTACTATGTTCCAGCAAACGCGGCTTTTAGTATAATCGTGCCGAATGATGTCTACGGTTCAGGGACAAGCACTACTTACAATTTCGGAGGTACGACCATTTCTGAGGTAACTCCTAACGACTGACCCCCCCCTTCCAATCGGGGCAAGGTTAAGACCCGATGAGCTGCACTAATCAAGTAACCGTCTCGCAGGGTAACACCTTCGCCTGCACCTTTACCTGGACGCCCGGGGCGACGGGTCCGGCCAACCTCCTGACGACGACCATCAGCTCGTCCCTCGAAGACCGCCAGAACAACGTCTACGCGATGACGGTGACCAAGGCCGGAGACGGCCTGTCCTTTACGGTGACCTACCCGGGCTCGACCGCTGACTGGGCGATCGGCCTCGGCAAGTGGGACATCAAGTTCGTCTTCCCGGGCTCGACCATCTCGCGCACCGAACTCTTCCGCGTCAACGTCATCGACTCCGTCACCGTCTAAGCCATGCCCGACGCGACGATCACCTCGACGGCTTCGACCTTCGGGACCATCTCGGGGGTATTCTCCGCTGATCAGTCCACCATCTCGGGCACCATCACGGGCATCGTCCCTGGCACCCTGACGGGCAGCGTCGGCGTCCCTGGGCCTGCTGGCCCTGCTGGTATCGGCCTGCCTGCCGGCGGCACCTCTGGCCAGTTCCTCCAGAAGACCTCGGGCGTCGATTACGCGACCGACTGGGTGACGGTCAACCTGACTGGCTTGGCGACCGAGTCTTGGGTGACCGCTGGCTTCTATCCTTTGTCGGGTAACCCGAGCGGATTCCTGACTGCCTCCTCGCTTACGCCCTACCTGACCAAGGCCGACAATCTGGCCTCCGTAGCGTCGCCCTCTTCGGCCCGCACGAACCTCGGGCTTGGCACGCTCGACACCCCGACCTTTGCCGGCGTCACGGTGCAGGGTTCAGGCGCTAACGTCGCAAACCTCACGCCGACATCCCTCTCACTGACCCATGTATCGTCCGGGTCTTTCACGATCCAGCCGTCCGTCGGTATCACTTTCCCTGACGCGTCCGTCCAGACGACCGCCTTTACGGGCATCCCCTCTGCCTACATTTCGAGCGTCTCGTCCCCTCTCTCCGTCACGTCCGGCAATCTCTCCGTCGACCTTTCGGCCTACCTGACCTCGGCCACGGCGGCCTCGACGTACCAGACCCTGTCGGGGATGAGCTCGTACCTGACGACCGCCGCCGCGGCGTCCACTTACCAGACCCTCGCGGGTATGTCGGACTATCTGGCCAAGGCCGGGAATCTGGCAGGGCTGGCGAACACCGGCACGGCCCGGACTAATCTCGGCCTCGGCTCCCTGGCTGTCGTCAACGACGCCCCTTCGGACGGCTCGCAGTACGCCCGCAAGAACGGCGCCTGGGATGTGGTAACGACCACCCCCGACTACATCACCAGCGTCTCTTCGCCCCTGTCGGTCACTTCGGGGAACCTGACGATTGACCTGTCGGCCTACGCCCCGCTCGCCTCCCCCGCCTTCACGGGCAACCCGACCGCCCCGACGGCGACCTTCGGCGACAACGATACCTCCCTCGCGACGACCGCCTTCGTCCAGTCCGCTCTCGCTGGTGGCACGGCGGTCGCCCGCAACCTAGAGGTCGAAGTCCGCAACCAGTCCGGCTCGACAATCGCGGCTGGCTCCATCGTCTACATCTCCGGCGCCACGGGCAACAAGCCCCTGATCACGCTGGCCCAGGCTAACAACGACGCGAACTCCGCCCAGACCATCGGCTTCGTCAAGACGGCCATCGCCAACAACGGCACGGGCTACGTCATCGTCCGAGGCGAACTCGAGAACATCGACACTTCGGCGCTGACCGAAGGCGTGCAGTTGTATCTCTCCCCGACCACGGCCGGCACTTGGACGACGACCAAGCCGTCCGCCCCCCAGCACCTCGTCTACGTCGGCATCGTTATCCGTTCGCACCCGACCCTCGGCACTATCCTCGTTGCTGTCCAGAACGGCTACGAGCTGGACGAGCTGCACGACGTGGCCATCGGCACGCTGGCCAACAACAACCTCCTGGCTTACGAGTCCTCGACCGACCTCTGGAAGAACAAGACCTACAGCGCGCTCGGCCTGCTGACCTCGGCTGACGCGGCGAGCACCTA